GGTTTGCATGAAAACCAAAATAGACACCGGTGGCGAGCCACCCGGCCGTCAATATGCCACACACGATGAGCGTGGTGCGGGCACCTCTCACATTTTGTTCGTTCGCCGATTTTTCGATCACTATACCCACCCTCAAACACCAAACATTTAGTTCGATTCGCGCCCACTTAATCATCACAACAATAGATGCATTTATGATAAAGCATAAATTTATGTGATTTAATGGATTCACTTTCTGTTCTCGTTGTGAGATTCTACCCTCAAGTTAATTGAGGACGGAATGGATGAATTTTGCTGGCATTGTTTTGAGTGCAAAGAAGGCTTTCGGCCTTCCGGCAGAACAGAAGGCGTATTCCCTCACTGATCCGGCGATCAACGAACTCTTCGGCGCGATCCCCACGGCATCCGGCGTTGTCGTCACCGGCAATTCCGCAATGCGGGTTCCGGCAGTTCTTCAGGCCGTCCGGTTGATTTCCGAAACTATCGGCTCTCTGCCTTGCAAGCTCTATCGGGAAACGGAAGACAGCAAGGAAGCGGCCAAGAACCACACCGGCCACAAGATCACCCATAGCCGGGCGAATGATTGGACCAGCGCCGGACAGCTTCGCATTGATCTCACGATTGACGCTCTTCTTCACGGCGCTGGCTATGCGCAAGTTGTCCGCGCTTCCGACGACCGCCCCCTTGAACTTCACCGGCTGGCCCCTTCCAAGGTGCAGCGCAAGTGCGAGGATGACGGCGAACCCTACTATCTCTATTCCGCCGAACGCGGACAGGTCCGGCTTTCCTATCGCGACGTTCTTTATATCCCGGCCTTCGCTGGCGTCTCGCCGGTCAAGCTTGGCCGCGAAGCTATCGGCATCGGCCTTACCCTCGAAAAGCACACGTCCAATCTCTTCAGCGATGGCGCGCGGCCTTCGGCGATGTTCTGGACCGAAAACAACATCCCGGACACCGACGCCGGGACGAAGACCATTGCCAATATCCTGAAGGACTACCGGGCGGCATTCAGCGGCGGGAAGCAGTCCCGCCCGCTCATCGTGCCGAACGGCTTCCGCTATCAGCAGATGGCGCTTGCGAGCACCGACGCTCAGTTCATCGAAAACCGTCTTGAGCAGATCAACGAAGTTGCCCGGATCTTCGGCGTTCCCCCTCACATGCTCTATCAACTTGAGCGCGCGACGTGGAGCAACGCGGAACAGATGGCCGCAAGCTTCCTTCAGCTTTGCCTTCGCCCTTGGCTGGACAAGTGGCAGGACGCCTATGCGACCGTGCTTCTCACCGACGAAGACCGCGACAGCCTCTATTTCGAATTCGTCATTGATGACCTTCAGCGCGCAGACGCTGCAGGCCGGGCCGAAATCTTCGGCAAGCTTGTCGCCATGCGCGCCATGACCCCGAACGAAGTCCGCGCCGCAATGAACCTTCCGGCACTTCCGGGCGGCGACGAACTCGCGAACCCCTACACCACGACGACCACGACCGGCCCGGCAGAACGTCCGCAGCCGAAGGAAGCAGCCTAATGCAGCACACCGCCTTTTTCGGTGACGGCGAAAAGAACTTCGCCCTCACGAACGAAATGATTCTTGAGCTTGAGCGCAAGACCGGCACCGGTATCGCCGCGCTCTATGCCCGGTTCATGCGGCAGGAATTCCATTTCGCCGACATGGTTGAAATCGTTCGCACCGGCCTGATTGGTGGCGGAACGTCCCCGGCTGAAGCTCAGACCCTCGTCGACACCTACGCCAAGCCGCGCCCGATCATGGAAGTTCTTCCCCTCGCCTTCGACATTCTTGACGCCCGTTGGAGCGGCAAGCCCGAATGATCGAAGCGGAAAACATCGAAATCAAGGCCGAAGTCTCGATTGATGATACCGGCACCGTTACGGGCATCGCGTGGCCCTTCAGCGCTCCCGATAGCGTCGGCGACGTAATCGAAAAGGGCACCGTCGCGTTCGCGTCGAAGGTTCCAATGGTCATGGAGCATGACCAGAAGCAGGTTATCGGCGTTTGGGAAACTTACTCCGAAACCGACAACGGCCTCGAAGTGAAGGGCCGCTTGTTTGTGGAAGGCATTGGCCCCGCCCGCGACGCACACCGGCAGTTAAAGGCCGGGAAGATCAGCGGCTTGTCCATCGGCTTTAACTACACCGGCTTTGAACCGCGTCCCGCAGGCGGTCGCGTCTTCAAGTCCATCACCGTCAACGAAATCAGCCTTTGCCGTCGCCCGGTTCATCCCGGCGCGCACGTCACCGTCGTTAAGTCTCAAATTGAGGAAAATATGGAAAACGAAATCGAGAATGCACCGGAAGCCAAGGCCGACCCGGTTGTTACCCCTGAAGAAGTGAAGGCCATTAAGGCCCGCATGGACAAGCTGGAAGCGAAGGCAAATCGCCCGCTTGCGGCAAACAACAACCATCCGGCAGGTGAAAACGATAACAGTGAAGTGAAGGCTTTCGCTCACTTCCTTCGCACGAACGAAGTTGAGCGCAAGGCCCTGACCGTCGCAAATGATGCTCCTGGCTATGTTCTCGCACCTGAAGAAACCAGCGGCGAATTCATCCGCAACCTTGTTGAATTCTCACCGGTTCGCGGCATCGCCGACGTTCGTTCGACCGGCTCGCACACTGTTATTCTGCCCAAGCGTCTGACCGTCACGAATGCGAAGTGGAAGGGCGAAGCCGTTGCTTCGGAAGCATCCGAACCGACGTTCGACCAGATGGAATTTTCCGTCAAGGAAATGACCACGCACGTTGATGTCGGCAACTGGCTTATCGAAGACGCCAGCCACGACGTTGAAGCCGAAATCCGCCTTGCTCTCGCCGAAGACTTCGGTGCGAAGGAAGGTCTCGCATTCGTCAACGGTAGCGCCGCAGTCGAACCGAAGGGTTTCATGCAGGAAGCGGGCATTGCCAACTTCCTTAACGGCCATGCGACGAACCTTTCCGCCGACGCTCTTATCAAGCTCATGTATTCCCTGCCGGGCGTTTACCGGAACCGGGGAACTTGGGCCATGAATGGCACCACCCTCGCCGTCATCCGCACTCTCAAGGACGGCAACGGCAACTATCTCTGGCAGCCGTCCTATCAGGCAGGCCAGCCCGAAACGATCCTTGGCCGCCCGGTGGTCGAACTTTTGGATATGCCGGACGTTGCGGCGAACGCCTTCCCGATCATCTTCGGCGACTTCAAGGCGGGCTATCGGATCTATGACCGCATTGAACTTTCAGGTTCGCCCGAACCCGTATTTGCTCGCGACTGAAGGTATGATCCGCTTCCATGCTCGCCGTCGTGTTGGCGCTGGCGTCGTTCGCAGCGATGTCTTCCGCAAGCTGAAGATGGCGACGGCGTAATCCATGACCTATCAGCGGCCCGCATATGAAGAAGTGAAGATTGTGCACGGTGGCAGCACCGTGACGCTTCGCCCCTCCTTGCGGGCGGCGATTACTCTTGAAGCCCGCTTTGGCTTCCCGGCTATGTTCCGGGCGCTAGAAGAAGGCAACGTCACTACCATTTCTGAAATCATCCTTGCCGCGTCTGTCTCGCGGCAGGATGCAGCGGCTTTCCTCTTTGGCTTGGACGGAAGGCCGCTTTCCACTTTTATCGGCCCCGCACGTATGCCGCTTGCCGAACTCGTGTCGATGTTCCGGCCCGCGCCCGTCCAACGGCTGGACGCTAAGGCAGTAGCAATCCCTTCCGGCAAGTCAGTAGCATGGGCCGATTACTATTCGGACCTTTATGAGAAGGCGACCGGCTGGCTTGGCTGGACGCCCGAAACGGCATGGAACGCCACGCCGACCGAAATCGACCGCGCCTATTCCGGGCATGTCGAGAAACTGAAGGCCATCCACGGCAGCGGCGAAGACGACAAGGAAGAGAAGCAGCCCGACCCCAATCAGGTAGCGCGCAACGTCGCGGCTGGCCTTGATCCCGAATTTGACCGCAACGCCCTTCGCGCCCTCAAGGGCAAGATTGCAGGTGGCGCATGAGCAAGCCCGCCCGCATCTGTTCATGTGGCCGCGTCGTGCCGCATGGCGAGCTTTGCCAGTGCCAGCGCACGGCCACGCGCGAACGCAACGCACGCCACGATGCAAAGCGCCCTTCAGCGCGCGCCCGTGGCTATAACCACGAATGGCGCAAGGCCCGCCTGGAATACCTCGCGGCACACCCGCACTGCCGGGAGTGCAGCACCCACGGTGTCACGCGCCTCGCGACCGTCGTTGATCACATCATCCCGCACCGTGGCGACAAGCGCCTTTTCTGGCACCGCGCCAACTGGCAGCCGCTTTGCGCGCCTTGCCACAACTCAATCAAGCAGCGGCAGGAGCGCGTTAAATGAGCCCAACCACGCCTGATATAATTCCAATTGCGGTCCCGCCAATCGCCACCGCTTTCAAAGCGAAACCGAGCACTTTCTTTTGGGTAGATAGTATATCTACT